TGCCTGCCGTCTTCGGTGTAGGTGTATTCCAGCCGCCCGGTGTCCAGCCGCTTCACCACCATGTTCTGGGGCAGCAGTGGCACCAGCGACACCAGCTTATTGCCGATAAACAGTTTCTCGACAAACGCATTACCGCGCAGACAGATGCTGGCCACCACCATGAGCATGAACCGGGACGGCGTCATTTCCAGATTGGGACGGCGACAAAGCACCTGGTAAACCGGATGGTTCTGCGCCAGCTTGCGCGAGCCATCAGCCTGCCGGGTGTAAATCTTAACCGGCAGCGTGGACACCGACTCGCTCAGGGCACTTTTTACCTTGCCCGGCTGCTTACTTTTCTTCATCAGAAACCTACCATGATTGGATTTTCAAAGAAGCCGCTCAGATCCTGAGCATCATTACCACCATTGACCAGCATCCGGCTTTTAGCCGTAAACAGTGCAACCGGTCCGTCAATTTTGTTTTCAGGTGTGGACTTGTTCGGGAAGATGTTGTCGTTTTTGTCCGGCTTAACCGTGACGTTTGACATCATCCACCGCATTACGGGGTTGTCGTCATGGTGGAACTTGTTGCCGTAAATCTCCGCCTGCACTGATTTCATGGACTCAGAAAGGTTTTTGACCGTCTGTGCGACTTCCACCAGCGGCAAACCTTCCTCCGCAAGTGACAGGCTGAACTGCACGGCGCTCCAGGGATCGAAAGCAATCTCCTTGATGTTCTCGCCCTTCACCCACTCCACAATGTCGGCTTTAATCATGCCGTGATCGATAACGTCCCCGTCAGTCAGCTCAAGATATCCGGCGTCGGCCCACTTCCTGTAAAGCTCTGCAATATGGGCTGGCGCTGTTTCCAGTCGCCCTTCCGGGATCCAGAAACGTGGCTGCATATGAGTTTCACCTGCAGGATCGCGCCAGGCTTTCACCGCTGCACAAATATCGATTTTGTTGGCGAGGTCGACCCCCACCCACAGTGGCCACGCCTTACGCTCAGCTTCTGAAGCAATACCCGGCATTTTTGCCCAGCGGTCCATGTCCATCCAGGCGCTCTCGGCAGTTACCCAGATGTTCAGATGCTTGGTAAAAAAGTTCGGCCGCGCCGCGACCTGCTCCTTTGCCTTTTTGGCAAGGCGGCGCATGTCGTCCCAGCGCTTACAGATACCGAGGCCAGGGTTAGCTTTCGGCCAGTTGGCCTCGTCAAAGGGATCGTCGCCTTCGTCGAGGGTATAAATCAGGGCAAAATAGGTGTCATCCTCCACCACGCCGCGCAGCACCTTGATGGCGTAATCCCGCTGCTCGTAACAGATGCCCTCTTTATTGGTACCCGCCGTCGTTATTGCGAAAAGCAGGGACTGAAGGCGCGCACCGGTAGCTGTTTCCAGAACGTCCCAGACATCACGGGTACGGTGAGCGTGCAGCTCGTCGACAATGCCGCAATGTATATTCAGGCCGTCGAGGTTATTCGCATCGCTTGAGAGCGGTTCAAACTTAGAGGCCGAACGCTCCTGGTGAATGTTGAGCTTAACGTGACCAAAAAGACGCCCCAGCGTGCGGGGGGCTTTCTTGATCATGTTCTTGGCATCATCAAAAACAATCCGCGCCTGGTCGCGGGTCGTTGCAGCCGAGTAAACCTCAGCGCCACCCTCTCCATCGGCACCAGTCATGTAAAGCCCGATACCAGACGAAAGTGTGGACTTAGCGTTTTTACGCGCCACCTCGTCATAAGCCGTGCGGAAGCGGCGTACCATGACAGCTGCACCATCCTCCATAACCACTTCACCCGTCATCTCATCAACTAAATGTATGACGAAGCCAAACAGGTTTATCAGTATGAAAACGTGCCAGGGCATCAGCTTGATGGGCTTTCCAGCCAGCGCACCTTTGACGTGAGGTACAAAATCATAAAAATCAAGAATGTGCTGGGCGCGACCTTCGTTGAAGTACACGCCCCGCTTTGGTCCGTGCTCTAAATCATTGAAGAATCGCTGGCACGCCAGGCGTACCAGTTCGCCAGCAACAATCTCGCCAGACAGTACGCGCTCGGCGTACTGAATACCTTCCGAAACCGTTGCCATTCATCATTTGCGCTTTTTAAGAAATTCATCCAGTGGATCGGCCTCAGCCGGGCCTTTAGCGCCAACCTTGGACCGGCTGGCCGGGGTCATGCCGAATTCAGCGAGCATTGCCCTGATGCGCTTCCACGCATCGGCTTTCATCACTGCCGCCGGGTGCGGCTTAATCATCCTGATTTCCCGCTCTTTCCCTTCGTCCGGCTCATCCTCGCTGTAGACGGCGTAGGTGTAACCTTCCCGCTCTAACGTCTCGCAGTGATTCCGGTACTCTGTGTAAGCCTCGATCAGCAGTTCAAGTGCTTTACCGTCCAGGGTGGTCATCACCCCGACAGCATCAAGCTCTTCGCCAATTCGCTTAAACCAGTACTTCCCCATCTTGTCGAAATGCTTCGGAACTGGGGGCACCCCAGAAGCGGGTTTTGGCTCTTCTTTGTTGACAGCTCTTTTGGATGGGTTCCCCTTCACCAAAGCCAGGTGTGTCGGGGTTTTCGGTGGTCCTGGCATAATCGAAAACTCCTATTAATCGATGGTGGGGATCCCCATAAAAAAGTTTTCTAACCTGCGGCGGTGTGAAAAAAGGTTAGGCGGCGGTCCTTAGCAGGCAGGGGCCTGAAGTTTTCACCCGCCCTATCCCCTTGTCCATATGTCAGTGTGACATTCATGATCCCTGATACGGCGTACATGCGTATGTGTGATGCCATAGCGCTTCGCAACATTGACCATTTTCATTCCAGACTTCGCGTCTCGCTCAATGCTCATGATGGTCGCTGGTGCTAACTTTGTGGCCGAGGCGCCCTGTCCTCTCCTGAGGCATACAGCCGTGCCGTGGTTAAGACTATCGGTGGCATTCTCTTTGGGTGTTCCCCATGCGAGATTTGACCTGTTGTTATTTAGCGGGTTGCCATCAAGATGACGAGTGACATGCATGTCCGATGGTTTAACTCCGGCGAATGCAAACAACACCAACTGATGCACTTGCTTTTTAACTTTCGTCGCTCGGCTAAAGCCGGTATTAACATTCACATGCCAGTAGCCATTATGTAGCCGCATTGAGAGCTGCCGAGCCTTGCCTGAGCGAAGCGAGTAAATAAATCCATCATCGCTAGCCTGATACCCTGGGTAGCCGGGGATGTCTTTAAGACAGGCGTGCGGCAGCCCTGAATCATTTAACGACTCAGTCATTTTAATTTACCTATTGATTACTGGCGGTTCAGCCGTTCTTTGGCTGTCTTACGGTAGTGGCAGGAGTAACAAAGAGACTCCAGATTCCGATCTTCATCGGTGCCGCCGTGAGCTTTCGGGGTGATGTGGTCGACCGTTTCCGCTGGGCGTGGTCTGCTGTTGCGCAGGCACTGCTGGCAGATGTGTCGATCACGCTTAAGGATGCGGGCGCGGATGATATCCCACTTACTGCCGTAGCCACGCTGATGGCGGCTCAGGCCTCGCTGGTGCTGCTGCCACCCTTCGTTACGGTGCGCATCGCAGTAGCCGGAACGATCTGTGGTGGTGCCGGAGCACCCGCGTTTACGGCAGGCGCACGGGATAGCTGCTGGCATATTGTTGGCTCCAATAAAAAAGCCCCGTGTGAGCGAGGCTGTGTTTTACACCCTATAGGGGATATATGCGATTTATCCGCTACAGCCATTACGATGGGTTAACCCATGGTGATGGCAATAAAAAAGGCCGCTATTGCGACCTTGTCTTAAGAAGATGAGATTAAAGAAGTTTAATTTTTACGTCATAACCTTCAAGACCTGTCATTGTTTCGCGAGCAACAAACTGAATTTCAGAAACTTCTTTTCCGGTTTTCTTTTGTAGTTCTGAGATTTTTTTTGCTATCAGCGCGGCAATATCTTCTTCTGCCTTTTGCGTCAGAGCTTCAACTTTCATTTTTACCTCTTCTGGTTCATTTACCATTCAGATTCTCCAGCAAGGTGACAATGGTTAATGAACGGTCCTTAACCATAACTGTATATAAATTATAGACTACCGATAATGCAGATGCTGCATGCTCATAGGATTCGCTAGCAAATTCCTTCACATGGCATCCCACCACGTTAGTTTTGCTCACGTTGATGGCAATAAAAAACCGCCCGGAGGCGGTTATATTCAGCAGGTCAGCATGTTATCTGTGAATGACAAACAGTGATTTGCATTTAGGGCAGAGCAACGGCAGCTCTTGCCGTACTTTTGTGGAGGGGTGGTTCGAGTTATGGCCGCATATCGGACAAGACACTGTTGTTTTGGTCGCCGCTTCAACGCGTTTAAGTGCGTAATCGAAGAATGACATAATTTTTAACCTCTCTAAGAGTGAGGTCTACCATAACACGACTGGCTACTTTTTAATCACAACTGACCACACCTTAGCACTTAATCACCTTGTTAATAAACTGCTATCGGTTGGTTGTTTGCAGTTCGCCTGCCACGCTTTGTTATGCGCCAGGATGTCTTTCTTCGTCTGCATATCCAGCACATCAATATCATGATCGGTCAGGTAGATTGGCTTTACCCAGTCACAGGCGGTATCAACTACCA